ATGGCCTGGCCAGGAGATGGCGCAGAACGCGCATTCTCGTTCCTTCCGGTGCGGGGACAGCTCTCCAGGATAGCCTGGCACCAGATCCCGCGGCCGGGACGGTCCCAGGAGCCGGGCAAGCTGAAAGGCCCCCGGTTATGCCACTGCCAGCATCAGCTTTCCCGCTCAGCACGTCCGGCGCCCGGCTCCTCGGCGCGGACGGGAACCCCGTCAGCCTCGGCCTCGGCGTCAACTGGGGCGGCGCCCAGCAGGACGAGATGCTGCCCTACGGGCTGGACATCCTGCCCCGCAGCCAGATCATCGGCCGGATCACCGGGTGGGGGATGAGCCACGTCCGGTTCCCGTTCGCGCTCGGCACGTTCGTGCGCAACGACGGCACCCGCAAGACCGGGCTGGCGAAGGAATCCCGGCTGGCCGCCAACCCGGACCTGATCGGGATGACCCCGGCGGGCGTCTACCGGGTGCTCGCGGAGGACATGACGGCGGCCGGGCTGTACGTCATCCCCAACCAGCATCTCCTGCACGAAGGCTGGTGCTGTAGCCAGGCCGACTGCAACGGCATCTGGTACAACGACAACTGGCCCAGCTCCGTCTTCACCGATACCTGGATCATGGTCGCGCAGTGGTTCCGCGACAACCCGAGAATCGGCTACGACCTGCACAACGAGCCGAGGCCGGCCACCATCGGCGGATCGCTGCGAACGCCCGCCTGGGGCAGCAACTGGGCCGGCAGCTACCCCACCGACTTCCGGGACGTGTACCAGAACACCATCGGCCGCCTGCGCGCGGTGGAGCTGGATATCAGCCACCTGATGTTCTGCGAGGGCCTGGCCTACGCCGGGGACCTGTCCGGCTGGGGCGCGAAGCCGGTGACGGGGGAGAACATCGTCGCCTCGGTGCACGACTACCCCTGGTACCACAACGGCCAGGATCGCGCGGCCTGCTACGCCGCGAACGACGCCAAGTGGGGGTACCTGCTGACCCAGGGCAAGGCCCCGGTCTGGGTCGGCGAGTTCGGGCTCAGCACCGACATGAACACCGCCGCGATGCAATCCGGGTGGCTGCCGGACTTCCTGGCTTACTACGGCGACCGGCAGCCGTGCGGCGCGTGCTGGTGGGAGCTGTCCGCCACCGCCGTGCTCGGCACCGAGCCGGTCACCAATGCCGTCAAGATGGCCCCGGGCGGCCGGGAGGGCTTCGGCCTGATGAGCGGGCAGGACTGGCTCGGCTCCCAGACGGCCGTGCTGGACATGCTAGCGCCTATCATGTCGTCATGATCAGGCAAACGAAAGACATGACCAGGACGGCGGCTGAGAGCCTGGATGAGACGCGGCGCCTGCTCTACATGGCACTACTGTGCTCGCGCACCGAGAGGTACGAGCTGGCCGGGACGCTGGTCAACGCGCTCGCGCATCACTGCCCGGACCGGGAAGACCCGGAATGGTCACGGGAGCTGATCGCAGACCGGGTGATCGGCGTGATAGAGGACGCGAACGAGGCTGATCCGGCCTGGCTGAACAGGCAGATCCAGCGACTCACGGAAGCACTGGACGGCAGCAAGCCGTGAACTGGGCAGTTCCTGGCATGGCTTCCGGGGCATTCATGCCGGCTGGTTTTCGAGACCGGATCAGCGCGGTGATCTCGTAGGCGACGACCGTGGAAACTGACCTGGGCTTTTGCCGCGTTCCCGCAGGCCAGGCCCAAGGCGACGAACAGGGCCGGTCACACAGCAGCGCCCCCCGGTGTCAGGTGATCCCAGCGGGGAGCCTTCGGGGGGCGACTGCCGGAAGGGCCGCATGCCGGCGAACCACGTCCGGGCCGGAGCCCGTGCCGCCCGCGTCACATCCGCGGCACCAGTCTACCAGCGAGGGGCTCACCCGGCCGGGAACAGCGCCGTGTAGGCGGCAGCCCAGTCCGCCCAGCGGTCCTCGATCAGGTGCCGGCGGGCCATGTCCCGGGCGGCCTCGCCCATCCTGGCGCGCAGCGCGTCGTCGCCGGCCAGCTCGGACATGTACCGCAGCCACTCGTGATCCCGCTTCACCAGGAAGCCGTTCACGCCGTGCTCGATCACCTCGCGGTAAGCCGGGCAGTCGGTCGCGATCGTAGGGATGCCACGGGCGCCGTGCTCGATCGCCTTCAGCCCGGACTTGGATTCCGCGAACGTAGTGGGCCAGAGCGGTGCCAGCCCGATGTCGTAATCGATCGCGCCGTAGAATCCGGCCGGGTCGGTGTTGACCTGTATCCAGGGCTGGTAGAACATCCGGCTGGCCGCGGCCCTGATCGTCGGCCGGTAATCTGTCGCGCCGCTCACGAAATCCCAGTTTCCGAATCGCTTGAGGAACCGGCGGACGGGCGCGGCCACGATGCCGATGTCGACGCCGTGGCTGGCAGCGCCCGTCCAGCCGACCCGCGGACGGTCCCGCTGCGGCCTCGGCAGCTCCAGCACCCAGCCGGGCACCGCATTGCCTAGCACCGCTACATTCGGGTTGAACTGCCGCATCACCCGCGCCAGCGGCTCGGTCGAGACGGTCACCAGGTCAGCGACCTCGGCCGCGTGAGCTACCGCGTCCTGGATGACCGGGTTGCCGTACAGGTTGAAGGCGTCCCAGTTCTCGGCTGTTATATGAAAAATATCGTCATCGGTCTCGTAGACCAGCCGGCTGAACGGGGTGCGCGCCCGCCGCCAGATCTCCAGGCCCTCGTGCCGGTTCCACCGCTGCGCGACGATCACATCAAACCCCTGCAGGTCAGACAGGGTGACACTAGGTATCTGGTTTACCCTGTCACCTGCGTCAGCGAACACTACCTCGTAGCCCTCATGCCGGCTCAGTTCCCCCAGGGGCATCTGCATTCGGTACCACGCACATCCGCTACCGCCATCATGACCCCCGAAAATCCGCATGCCGGTACTGTACCGGAGCGGCTTTTCCGGCGGAATTAGGCGTAAGTTGGCGAGGTACGGTATAGTCAGGCATGGAGAAAAACGAGGTGAGCCTGCATGAGGTCCGCGTCTACCAGGTTCTCGCCGAGGGCAAGTGGGTTACCAACCAGGAGATCGCCGACCGGACCGGGGTTGCACCGCGCACGGCACGCCAGCACACGCGCAAGCTGGTCCAGCTCGGTATCGCCGACCAGGCTGAGGTCTTCCCGGCCCATCGCTACCGGCTCAGCGATCATGCAGAGCAGCGCAACCGCGGCTACGCCGACCGGATCAAGCGAGCCGTCGAAGTCTTCGGGGACGCGAAACTGGAGGTGACAGCATGACCCAGCTAACAACCCGCAACGCGCAGGTGATGACCGCCACAGTGGAAATTCAGACGCTGACAGTCAGCAACAAGCAAGTTACGCTGGCCTTGTTCCGCCAGCTGCCAGACAAGCCGCTCGTCAAGGGCGACGGCGAGCTGAACGGCCAGCCATGGGGATGGGTCAATTACCACCCGGATAGGCATGGCTGCGAAGTCGGCGGTCATTTGCACGTGGTGTGGCAGGACGGGGAGCAACTATGCCGAGCCAGAGTTGACCGGCCGGATCGGCCTGATGCCCTGTTCTACCCGGACGGAGCTGAGGATCTGGTGCAGGCCCTGTATTGCCTGAATGGGCACCAGTATCCACCCACCTTGAGCCGGGTACACGTCGAGGATCGCGTCCGGTTTACGGTCGATGGCATGCCCTGCGCGACGTTCAACGCCCCGAAAACCCACCTGACCAGTCTGCAGACGGTATTCGGAACGGCTACGGATGAACCGTGCTGGACAGAGGTCGGTCGGGATAAGGTGCTCGCACTAATCTGTGAAGCGGTCGAAGCTGAGCGCACGGAACGTGAACGATACTTGGCTACCTGGCGGACGCTCACCGGACTGCCGCAGCTGTTCATAGCCGTTTAAGGGGCACCCGCGCACAGCCCGGCTCCAGCGCGGCCTCCCTCGGCACCTCCCTCAAGGACGGCGGCGAGGGCTGCAAGCCGGCCGGCAACTCCTGGCTGTTCGCGGTCGGCGGCATCCAGCGCACCGGCAACGCGATCTAGCCCCGGGCCGCCTGCCGCAGTTCCACGAAATGCCTGGCCCACGCCACCGGGTCACGGCCGCTCCTGGCCGCCGCCACCGCCATGTCCGCGGCCTGCTGCGCGGGCACGTGATCCGCCGTCATCAGGTCGTACGCCTCCTCCACGCCGCGCAGCACCGCGCCGATCACGCGCTCGGCCTGCCGCCGGGACTTCGCCTCGGCCCGGCTGCCTGATCACCTGGTAGCCCATGCCCGCTACCTCCGGCCGATGGCCAGCTTGGACGGACGCCCCACGGTGGCCAGCCCGGACTCGCTCATCTGATCGCGCAGGCTGGCGAGCAGGTCGGCCCAGTCTGAAACGCCCTTCCTGTCCGCGGTCACGGTCAGCGTGGCAGTAGTCGTCCGGATGGTGACGATGCCCATCTCGCCGCTGGGCGTCGGAATCTTCCCGGTGATCAGGATGGCCGGGACGCCCGTGGCCAGCAGCGGGTTGCCGGGGTCGAACAGCGGCGGCATCCCGTCCGCGTCGATCATCCCCCCCTGGATCACCTGGCCTTGCGGGGCCTGCTGCGGAGTGGTCATCTGGATCTCCTGTCAGTCATATACCGGTCGTATAATAGTCGTATGAGTACTAAGACCGGCAGCAGCAGCGGCACGCTGGAGCGCGTCACCGTCAATTTCATCGAGCGCACGTCCCGGGCCTTGCGGCTGGCGATGCGGCTGACAGGCATGTCCAGGACGGACACCATCAACCGCTACGTCCAGCTGGGCGCCTACATCGAATGGCAGCTCAGCCGCGGCACGAAGTTCTTCCAGCAGGAACCAGGCGAGGACCGCCCGGCCCGCATCCTGTTCAGCCCGGGACCGCCCGAGCCCGACGAGATCGAGCGGATGCTCGGCACCAGCCCGGCAGCCCCCCGGGCAGGCTGAGCGCCTACCGCCACAGGCTGGGCCAGACATCGGCCGTCTCCTCGTCTACCCGGACGTGCGGCACGCCGGCGTTGATCAGGGCCAGCACGAAATCCCAGTCCTCGAACTGGCCCGCGTGATCCCAGCCCGGCAGACCGCCCAGCGCGTCCCGGCGGTGCATGATCATCGGGGTGCCGACGTTGCCGCACGCGACCGGGCCATGGCCGATGACCGCATCGCCGGACGGGCCGTGGGAGATCATCCGGGACACCGCGAAGCCCGCCTCCGGACAGGCGGTCAGCGCGTCGGCGAGCAGCGAGCAGTGCAGCGGGCGCAGGCTGTCGTCATCGTCGCAGTAGGTGACGTACTCCCCGGTGGCGATCTCCAGCCCGTACGCCCGGCAGTAGTGGCCGTAGTGCTGCTCCGGGTCGTGGGAGGGCAGCTCGCGGTACCACAGGTCTTTCCAGCCGTCCAGCCACGGCTGGCTCAGCCGCCCGGCCAGTTCCGGGTCCGGGCCGTCGCTGATGACCAGGTGCTCGACCGCCGGATAGCCCTGCGCCTGGACTGAGGGAATAGCTCTCCCAAGCAGCATCTCGTGTCTTTGCCACGTAGGCGTAATTACTGTTACACGTGGTAGCTTGTTTTGCTCAGACCCCATGTGCCCGCCCGTTTATCATAGCGAATATGGTGGGACTGACAGAGGGGCATGAAATCATCCACGCTGAGATACCGGCCTGATATACAAGCCCACTGCACTGGGCCTTTACACGTATCGTTGCCATGAACGCAAACCTGCCCGGCGGCCGGGCCACGTTCCCTGCACACGCGTGAATGTAGCCCTCTGTAGCCAACTTCGTTCCCGGCCCAGTAAAAATTGAGCGAGCCAGGCAACGGAGCTGGCGGCTCGAAGACGACCAGTGGATCGCCATGCCGTTGCCAGCGCCGGTAATGCTTCTCGCACCAGCTCCGCGCAAGATGCGGCCCTCCACAGCCGTCGACCGAGCACTGAGGCACGGCCAGCAACCGGATTCCGCCAAGCGGATCGCCGTGCCGCTGCCAGCGCCGGTAATGGTTCCGGCACCAGCTGCGGGAGTAATGCGGCTCCTTGCAGATCGAGCACGTACGCTTAGGCATACTGGCCTGCTAACCCAGGTCGTGCCCCGGACCTGTTCCACCAGGTACCGGGGCATTTTTACCAAGTCTACCGGCCGTTCCAGCAGGAACCCGTGCCGTTGCCAGGTCGGGGTCACTACTGTCACGCGGGGCAGCGCGCTCACGGGATCACCACGGCTCCTCCTGCCGGATTACGGGAACAGCTCCCCCGGCTGGCAGCCAGGCTGCTACGCTGGGTGCCATGAACTTCGCCAACGGTAACTCGCTCGGGTCCAGCGCCGCGTCGATCAGCATCAGCATCCGCGACGGCGGCGAGGGAGGCAGCGTGCCCGGCAGCTCCTGGCTGTTCCGGGTCAGCGGCATCCAGCGGATGGGCAACGCGCTCTAGGCTCACGTGATCACCTGCCGTCCGGCCACGGATACCTGCCGGTTCTCATCCAGGGAGAACGTCAGCTCCACGCGCCTGCCGTTCAGCTCAGCCGGGGCGTGATCGTCTTGCACCTGGTACCACTGCGCGCCAGGGTTCCAGGGGCGGTCCGGCTGCGGGGGTCCGGTGATCCGCATGCCGTCCGGCCACGTCAGCCCGGCATCCATCAGCTCATCGGAGATCAGCACCCAGTACACCGCGCTCACCATGACTCCCCGGGCAGGCAGTCCAGCGGGATGTCACGCGGTTCCGCCCGTGCGGCGTCGCACCGCGAGTGGTCGTGCGGTACCGGGGGGACCGGATGGTACTCATTCCAGTGCCGGCTGCCGCGCTCGTCCAGCGCGTAGCAGAAGACCCGGGCGTACGGCGGGTCCGCCTGGTAGAACTCCGCCCGGTAGGTCATGCGGGGGAACCCGTGCTCAGCCAGCCAGATGGCCCGTGCCCGCCAGCGCTCGTCCTGCGGGTCGCCGTCCCTGATGTCCCATACGATCAGCGGGGTGCTCATTCCGCGGTCATCCAGCCCGGCAGGCTCACGTCCCCGGCTGCCGGGATGGCGCCCGCGGGGTACGGCCCGGCCCACCAGCCCGCTTCCAGGGTACTGACATTGACGCCCCAGAACTTCCCGCACAGCGCGCAGTGCCCGGCCAGCCGGTTCGGCGGCAGGTCGTGCACCGGGTTCAGCTGCCCGCAGTGCACCGGGCACACGGCCTCGCCGACCGCGGAGTAGGCGGATGACCAGGCCGCGTCGATAGCCGGGCCGTGCTGCGGGCCGTCCTTGCGCCTGCTAGCCATGCGGCCACACCTCCGGGATATTCAGGTTCCGGTTGAACGCGGCCAGGCCGGCCTCGGTAAACCGCGTCCCGCCCAGCTTGGCGATGTCGTCGTTGAGCCCGCCCGGCCCCTCGCGCCGGGAGTAGGCGTGCCAGGCCGCCAGGTCCGCCGCGGTGCGCGCGTAGCTGCGGGCGTAGGTCTCGTCGTGCGCCGCGCCCAGGGTGTAGTGATGGTGCGGCAGCAGCACCTCGTGCAGGTACCTGATCCCGCATGCCCGGCCCCAGGCCATCCAGGCGACATCCACGTACATGTGGCTGATCTCCGGCGGCCCGAAGTAGCCCAGCTTCCGCACCACCTCGGACCGCATGAAGATGTGGCAGCACAGCGAGCCGGGCTCGCGCGGGTACAGGTCGTTGCAGAAGGCGAACGGGTACGCGGCCGTGGCCGCCATCACCGCCTCGTCCCAGCCGGGCGTCTGGCAGGTGTTGTCGTCGCCGATGTGGCCGACAACGGCGAACTCGCCCAGCGTCATCAGGGCCAGGTGGTTGACCCAGGCGGTGACGTACCGCAGCCCGTCCTGGATCACGTAGGCCGGCCCGGCCGGGTACTGATCGCGGGCCGGGTCGTCGGCGTCGACACCGACGATCAGCGTGGTCTCCCCGGGCGTGCAGGTGACCTTCATCGACTCCCACAGCCGGGCCGTGTTGCGCGGCCGGCGGCTGGGCACGAGCAGCCCGAGCGGTCTCATGATCCTCCTGTCACGAGCAGCGCGACCAGGACGGCCACGGTGACGGCCAGCACTGCGACAGCCCAGAGCAGGCCATTGAGAAGGCACCCGACCTGACGCCCGAAATCGTCCATCAGCGGGCCTTCGCCCTGGTTGCGGCGCGCAGCAGCTGGAGCAGGTCCAGGCCGCGTCCGGGGCCGCCCAGGTAGCCGGCGAGATCAGGCCACCTGCGGATGCCGAGCCGGGTGAAACAGCCCTGGCACAGCCGGGCCGAGCAGCCGTCCTCCAGGGTCACCTGGACCTGGGCTGTACCGCCGTGAGCGCACTCCAGCAGCAGCTCGTGCCGGGTGAAATCCGCGCAGGTCACCAGCTGATCCTCTCCTCAGTGCCCGAGCACAGCCAGCCACGGGTAGGACGGCAGCTCCGGCAGCGGGCCGGGCAGCGGCTGCCTGCCGGTCTTGAACGTATCGGCCGAGGACTCCCGGTACCAGTACAGCGGCTCGGGCACCCAGACCTCGGTCCTGACCCGCCCGGTCGCGCGCACCGCCTCGGCCCAGCGGCGCTCGGCCTCGTACCCGCCGCTCCACGGGCCGAGCAGGGCCAGCTCCCGGCGGATCGGGTTCTTCTCGGACAGGTCCCGGATCAGCTGGCCGTCGCCCGCCGCGCCCCAGCAGCCGTGCCGCAGCGAGTGCGAGACCGGGATCTGCTCCTGGCCGTCCCTGGTCCACCGGACGGGGTAGCCGACGAAATCGGGGCGTCCGGCCAGCGCGGACCAGATCCACGCCAGGTAACCCGGGCCGGGCAGGTCATCGTCATCGATGCAGGAGACGTACTGCGCCCGCGAGGCCCGCATCAGCACGCCGGTCTTGTCGCCGTAGGGCAGCTCCAGGTTGTCCCGGTACACGATCGCGCCCATCCGGCCGATCGCGCCCGGCCCGAGCAGCTCGGCACGCTGGCGGTCCAGCTCGGCCAGCAGCCCGCACAGCAGCGCGTGCCGGTGCGGGATGGAGGTGATCAGGATGTCCCACAGCGGCGGGCACCCGGCCTCGCAGTCCCGGTACAGTTCGCAGCGCCGGTCCAGGCGGCAGGCGTCCCCGCAGTTCACGGCTCCTCCCAGGCCGGCACGATCGCGGCCACCCGCCGGCCGTGCTCGGTCAGGAAGCAGGTAACGCCCGCGTCGCGGGCACTGCGGATGGCATGCGCCAGCCCGGTGACATCGCCGATGCCCGCCGGGCGGTCCGGCTCGCAGCCGAGATCGGTGACGTCGACCTCAGAAGCGAACTCGTAATCCGGCGGGACGTACCAGCGGGGCGGCGGCGGGCTCATGCCGCGCTCCCGGCCGGCGGCCCGAAGCCGAGTTCCTCCAGCACCCGGAACTCCGGCGCCTGCGGGTCCAGGTCCCCGTCCTGCTCGTTGTCAGCGTGCAGGAAGCCGAGCGCGTACCCGAGCCGGACCGCCCGGGTGCTGTGCTCGTCCATGAGCATGGTCAGCTTCTCCAGCTCGGTCATGATGCTCCTGTCCGCTCAGTGCGGATCTGCTCTGCTTCGGCTGCGAACAGGTCCAGCGACGGCCACCCAGGGCGCATGTCACGGACGCGCGGGGAGCCCAGCCCGATCCACAGCTCCGCGTCGAACCGGTTAGCGGCGGGGGGCCGTCCCAGGCGTGCCGCGTAACCCGCGCTGGACCACCAGAAATTGCCGCCGAACATGGGGACGCGCCGGTACCGCCAGGACTGGACCTGCCGCACGAACACCGGATTGAACCGCTCCGGGTCCAGCCAGCAGCACCCTGCCGCGTCGAACTCGGCCAGTGAGCTGACACACTCCTGCCATCCGGTCAGCAGCTCAGCAGTCATCGCCCGCCGCCACGCTGCCACGAACACCGATTCGTCGCTCAGGTCCACAGGGTGGGTGACGCCCTTAGCGTGTGCATAGAACACCGGTTCCCAGGCGGGAGCATGCCGTGCCCACCGGTACAGGGCCGCCAGGGTGATCTGCTCCCAGCCCTTGTTCGCCTCGGTGAGGTGGCAGCCGGGCAAGGCTCCAGCCAGCCAGATCCTGGCTTCACGGCGGTCTGCGGCCGGGCCAGCCAGCCCGACTGTCACATCCCAGTCGATGCCCGTATCCCGCAGGGCTGCTACGTGCTCCGCAAGAATCGGACGCCAAGCTGGAGACCCGCACCAGACATGGTAAAAGTGCTGCATACTACGGCGTTTCTTGTGCCACGTGCTGCACGGTGAGCGTAACCGTATCGGAGCCGGGACCATCCAGCGCGATACCGGCCCGGACATAGCGAGCCGGCTCGGGAGCGCCCGCCGGGGCGAGGAAGATGACCCCCGTACTATTCGCCGTTCCCGTGCTGATGGTGAACCAGGTGGAGCCATCTAGCGATGCTTGTACGGCGATGTTGCTCATAACGTTGTTCGGATTCGTTACGTTGAACACGCTTGCATGCGCGCCCATAACCCGTCGCCAGTCCACGGCCGGGGACCAGTTCATCGGGCCGAACCCGGACGATCCTGGCTGGGTAAACGCAGATCCGTTGAATGAATCGAGAGGATCGGTCCAGGTAGTCATGCTAGTGCCCCTTCTACTGACGGTATTTCGTTTCCTGGGAGTATCCGGCGGCTCACAACAGCCTGGCATTCTCCGGCAGCCTGGTCGTGTCGGTCTCGTACGCCTGGCCGGAGCGCGGCCCCCGGGTGAACACCAGGACACGGGTGTCCTCCACGGCCCGCCAGGCATGCGGGATGCCGGCCGCCTCGGTCACCAGGGAACCGGCTGGGTAGTGAGCGATGTGCCTGCCGTCGTCCTCGGTCCAGGCAAAGGTCATCCGGCCGCTCACTACATAGGTCCACTGGGTAGTCCGGGCGTGAACGTGATTGCCCCGGATTTTCCCGGCCTTCGTGAAGATCTCGGTCACGGCATCGACCTGGCCGAGCAGGTCCTGGATCACCCCGCGCTCGTCCTCGAACCGGTCGCGGCCGTTCGAGGCGGCTTCGGCCGGAGATTCCGGCGCCCGGTAGGTGATCATCTCCACGCCGGCGAGGATGGCCCGCTTGAGGGATTCAAGCTGGGCCTCGGCCAGCTCGTCATCACCGAGGGCGTCGCCGTAGTCGTTCTTGATCACATCCCAGACAGCCCAGCCGGAAGCGTACCCGGCTGCCTCCAGGGCGGCGTCGTCGGGGTAGGCGGTGTCAGCCACGGTAGAGCCTCGCTTCCGGCAGCGGCACGATGAACGCCCCTTCGTATCCGGCCGCGCGCAGCTTGGGCACCACGTCAGCGGCCACATGCCAGCAGAACAGCAGCGCGTGCGGCGGCTGGTCGGCGATCAGCTTAGCCTCGTCTGCCACCGGGATCCTGGTGCCCGGCATGACCATGCCGATCTTGTCGCTGCCAGGCACCTCGCACACCACGCTGACCCAGCGTTCCAGGCCCGCCCAGTGGATCAGCGTGGTAGCCCGGGTGGCGGCGCCGATGCCGTAGACCGGGCCGTCCTGGCAGACGGTTTCCATCAGCGAGCACAGCCGGTCCCGGGCGAGGTCGGCACGGGCCTGCAGGCCGCCTGGCAGCGGGACGGCCCAGGCGCGGAACGAGCCGCCGTGCGTGGCGATCATGTCCATCCGGGAGACCGTGAAGCCGTGCATGCCCAGCAGGTAGCTCAGCGAGGCCGGGCTGTAATAGCGCAGGTGCTCGTGGTACACCGTGTCGACCTGCAGCCCGGCTGCCACCGAGGCCCAGTCGTGGTTCTCGGTGATGAACATCCCGCCCGGCGCCAGCAGCATCTCCACCGCCGACATGAACTCATGCTGGCTGCCCGCGTGCGCCAGCACGTTCGACGCGGTGATGACCTTCGCCTGGCCGAGGGCCAGCAGGGTGTCCTCGGCCACCGGGCGGGACCAGAACGCCTGCGCCACCGGGATGCCCTTCGCCCGGCACCTGCGGGCCTGGCCGGTGGGCTCGATGGCCAGCACCCGGACCCGCGGCCGGAGCTGGCTGACCGCGGCCAGGAACGTGCCGTCGTTGGCGCCGATGTCCACGATCAGCTCGCCGTCGTCCAGGTGCGGCGCGACCGTGGCCGCCAGCTCGCCGAAATGCTCGCGCATGGCCCGCGTGCTGCCGGTCGTGTACGGGTGGTCCCCGGGGAACACCTCGGCCCGGTCCACGGCGTAGTCCAGCTGGGCCAGGCCGCACTGGATGCATTCGAGCACGGCCAGCGGGTACCGGTTCCCGTCGTCGCGCTCGGCCAGCGGCTGGCGCCCGAGGTCGAGCGCTAGCCGCAGCGCCTGGCTGCCGCAGCTCTCGCAGACGGTGACTCTAGCCATTGGCCCGGTACCAGCTCACCGTCCGGCGCAGTCCCTCGGCGAACGGGACGGGGCGCACGACGCCGCCCTGCAGCCGGGTCATCTTGCGCATGTCCGGCAGCCGCCTCAGCGGGGAGCCCTCGGGCAGCCTGCCGGGCTCGATCTTGATCTCCCGGCCGTAGCAGGCCGCCACCTGGACCGCGACATCGGCGATGGAGTGCTCGTCCATGGTGCCGACGTGGTAGACCTCCGCGCCGTGCGACGGCACCGCGCTGCCCGGGGACAGCAGCAGGTCGAGCTGGTCCACGCAGTCATCGATGTAGCAGAACGAGCGGGTCTCCTGGCCGCTGCCCTGGATGCGGAACGGGATCACCTCGCCCGCCCGCACCCCGCTGTACAGGGGGTCGTCAGCCAGCGCGTTCATCCGGAGGCAGAACTCGGGAATGACGTGCTCGCGGCCCATGTCCGGGCCGTAGACGTTGTGCGGCCGGGCGATGAGCACCCGGTCCAGGACGCCGGCCCGCTGCCAGGCCAGGACAGCCAGCTCGCACGCGATCTTGCCGCCGCCGTAGCTGTACCGCGGGTTGAGCGGGTCCGGCACGGTCAGCGCGATGTCCTCGGGGGTCGGCACCACGGAGGCCACCTGGTACGCCTCGGAGGACGAGACCAGCAGCAGCTCGGGGCAGCCGGTGACGGCGCAGGCGTCCAGCACGTTCAGGATGCCGCGCAGGGCCACGTCGAGCACGGCGCGCGGCTCGGAATAGAACGTCTGGGTGCCCTGCATGTAGGCCAGGTGCACCACGCTGTCGCAGCCGTGCATGGCCATGGTCACGGCGGCCCCGTTGCGGATGTCGCCCTGGAACACCTGGAGCCCTGGCCGGGCCGGGAGCCGGCTGCGCTTCCCCCGGCTGTAATCATCCAGGACACTGACCTCGTGCCCGTCCGCGAGCAGGCGCTTGACCAGGGCGCTGCCGATGAACCCGGCCCCGCCCGTCACCAGGTATCGCACAAAGACCTCCAGGCAGTGATTGCGGAGGTCCCGGCTCCGGCTCCATCCCCGGCCGCGGGCACCGATGCGCCTAAGCGTACCGAGGTCAGGGCACTGATGGCGAGCGGCCGTCAGCCAGGCGGTCCCGATGCCGCCGCCTGCCGCTCACCTGCCACGTGCCGTGCTCCATTTCCGCGCTGGTGTCACGGGCCTGGCAGTAGCCGGCTAGTTCTTCAAGTTCGGCGGCGGGCCGGGGGAGCGGCCTGGCGCGGTCGCAGGCGTCCTGGACAGCGAGCGGTCCCGGTGCGGCTGCCTGCTGCTCCGTCCACGGCAGCATCAGCCCGTCTCCCGCTGACCGGGGGACGATGTGGAGGTGAAGGTGGAACACCGACTGGGTGGCGGCCCGGCCGACTGAGGTCATGATATTGCACGGGTGCAGGCGCCGGAAAGCGGCCAGGGTGGCGGCCTCTGCCATGACCCGCCCGGTCAGCTCCGGGTCTGCCAGCGCATCGCTGACGTGGCGGCGGGGGACGACGAGCAGGTGCCCCGGGGTAACCGGGTTCAGCGGCTCGAACCAGGTAACCCCGCCGTGCTCGCCCTCGTGCTCACGGGCGGCGATCAGGCGGCAGAACACGCAGTCAGGCGGGCGCCCCGGATCCTCGCCGGTCATCAGGGCGCTGATGACGAGGGAGCGGGCACCCGGGTCGGCGTCACGGTGGGCAGCGACGTGACCGTGGGCGTGGGCGGCGCTGAGGCCGCCAGGGTGGGCGTGGGCACCAGGGTAGACGGCAGCGTCACGGCGGGCGTGGGCACCAGGGTGGGCGTAGGCGACGCTGAAGACGCCGTAGCGGGCAATGACGGCGCGGGGTGCGTGCTGGCTGATGGCGAGGCGGCATTAACCGCTGACGGGGACGCCAGGGCGGTGATCCGCGAGCTGGCAGATGGCGGCGCGGCAGGCAGCCGCCGGATGCCCTGGCCCTTGCTCCCGGCCGGCGCTGGCGGCGGGCTCGTGCTGGTGACCGCGGCGGGGACCGGGCGGACGGCGCCGATGGCCCCGGCGAACTTGGCCCCGGCCAGGCTGAACGACGCGAGGATGATCAGCACGCCGAGCAGGGCGAGCCGGGGGTGGGTGCGGTACTCAGCCCACCAGTTCGCCAGCGTGTCCCGGATCATCTGCCCAGCCTACCGGGCTGCGTTCCGATCGACCGGAATTTCCGGGTGGACGCGCCTGCCGCGGAAATCGGTGTCTACGTCCTCGCGCGACGCGACCTGGTGCACGATATAAGGGTCTGAGCCGGGCTTATGCACCGGGGCGAACGGGCGATGTCCCGCGATCACGAAGTCCTCCATCCGCTCGTGGTCATCGACCTTGCCGAGCGTGTCGAACAGCCACCGCGTCCAGGAGTCCTCGCCGAAGGTGGCCGGCGGCACCGGGAAGTAGTGATTGACCGTGATCTGGCGCTCAGGGTGGTAGGTGTCCGGCCCGTGCCGCTGCACGATCAGGGTCAGCCCGCGCGACTCGCCGGAGTGCCTGCCGGGCTTGTCCCGCTGGCAGTCGTCCTCCAGCCACACGTCCCAGCCCAGGTGCCGCCGGTAGGACAGCCGGGCCACCAGGCTGGCCAGGATCTCCGGATACGGCGCGACCTGGCTCATCATCTTCGGCTCGCTCATGCCCCTGCCATCCATATCTGCGGGTCCGGCCGGTTCCCCAGGCCGGGGATCAGCGCCGCGTAAAGCCGGGAATCCCGCCGCACGCCCGGCCCGAAGACGATCAGGTCAGCGGCGTACCCGCGCTTGCACGGCTGTGCCGTGAACCGGATATCCGCATCCCAGGTCCCGATCAGCTCCCCGCCGTGCACCCGGCTGACCTCATTGACCCGCCGGGCGAGATCCGGTTTCCCGGTGACCAGCCCTGTCATCTTCCGGGCAGCTTCTGCCGACTGGGCATGCCCGGCGGACACGTGCAGGACCCGCTCGCCCAGCAGGAACATCCCGGCCAGCTCGCGGGCCAGGATCACCTCGTCTTGATCTTCCGGGACGGCCACCTGGAACCGCGCCCATTTCCCGTCGCTGCCCTTCCGCATCCCGGCAGCTAGCAGCGCGGCCTGGTCCGGGTCCAGGACAATCCCAGCTGTGGCGGCCATCGCGGTAATATCCTCAGCCAGTCGGGGAGGCCGGGGCTCAGCCATGGCGCCCGCTGACGCCCTCATGCGGAAGCACGACCTCGTGATTCTCCGTCGACAGCGAGAACCACCTGACGCCGCGCAGCGGGATATGCCGGTTCCGCTTGCCCGCCAGCACCAGCCAGAGCAGGTCGCTGCCGAACCGCACGTCGGTGACCTCGTAGAAGGTCTCCAGGTACCCGTCGAACCAGCGGACATTGACGATGATCGGGTCGGCGTAACGGGTCATGCTCCTGCCATCCGTCAGGCCGCCCGCTGGCTCAGCGCGGCCAGGTGCTCCGCGTCCAGCCGGGCACCGAACCGGGACAGGCCGACCGGGTTGGCCGAGACGAGCAAGGTGTTGTTCTGCGCCTTCCAGCCCGGTTCCGGGGCAGCGTGCGGGTCCAGCCTGATGCCGGTGCCCTCGCCCGAGGCCGACCAGTTGGTGCTGCCCTCGAACCACAAGCCCTGCGCGACCAGCACGCCGCCCTTGGTATGGCTGATCTGGTGAGTGGCGCTGCTGCCGACGACGAAGCTGTTGTAGAAGCCCGGATCGGCCACGACATCGGCGGCCAGGATCGCGCGCTCGTGCACGCCGCCTGCCTGGGACTTGTCCAGGGTGCCCTGCACGGCGACGTTCGGGTTCCGCATCAGCGCCAGGATGGCCTTGTTCAGGTCGTCGTCGTCGTACCCGAACATATTCAGCTTGAGGCCCATGGTCTCGTGCGTGAGCAGCGTGAGCAGGATGCCGTGCACGTCGTCGCGGCCAGCGAAGAACAGGTAGTGGTCGTGATACCCCGGCGTCAGGTATCCCTCGGGCGTGAACAGGCCGAGGGACGCCAGCCGCGGGTCGTCGGCCATCAGCCGCGGTATTCCACGTCATCAGGCAGGTCCGCGCGCACGGCCGCTGTCGCCGCCGCCTCCCAGGCCGCCCGGATGTCGGCGTGCAGCTCCTCCCAGGCGGGCAGCTCGGTGCCGGAGACCAGCGACACGCCTCCCGCCTTGGCCCGGTACGCCTCGTAGCTGCGCCGGCCGGGGCTCTTGCCGCCGCTCACGTGATCAGCAGCGCGAGCATGTACAGCGCGAGCCCGCCGGAGATGAGGCTGGCCCAGATGGCGCGCGGCGCGATGAACCAGGCCAGGAACCCCGCGATGATGAACGCGATCAGCGCGAGCAGGATCAGCACGCCGTGCGCGCCGCTGACGGCCAGCCCGGACGCGAGCACGCCGGAGGCGAGAACGGTCACTTACCTGCTCCTGTCATCCCGGTAATCATGGCCGAGGCTGCTGTTGCTGTGCGTGGCCTTCTCCTTGCCGGGCACCTCGGGCACGCCGGCGCCGGCCGCGTAGGACGCCGCGGTGCCCGAGATCAGGCCCGGGGTCTGGCCGGGCGGGTACTGCCGGGCGAGATCACTCATGTCAGGTCTGCTTCCACGGCCCGGGGCCATCCTCGAAGTCGCCGGTCGCCTTGCCGGTACGGAAATCCGCCGGGCCGGAGTTCGGGTCGACGGACTGCCACTTGCCGACCGGCCCCTCGCTGGTGGCGTCGTACGGCTGGCCGGGAACGTCCGGGGTCGAGGTGACCGGATCTGGTGCGGTAGGCACTGTTTCCTCCTAGCTTTCCCGGACCACATCCGGGGTGGTGGTCCTGCTCCAGGCAGGCTTGCCGGGGTGGTAACCGGACGGGCCGGTGCTGACCCTGGGCTTGCCGTCCGAGCCCGGCCTGGCCTGCTGGCCGTTACTGGCGCTGATCTTCGGGTCAGCCTGCTCCTTGGCAGGCGGGAGCGGGTCTACCGGCAGGGAACCCGGGGCGGTCCCGGCCAGCTTGTTGTCGCTCATCATGTTCCCGCCCGCCATCGATACCGGGGACAGGGCGGTGATCGGGTCACCGGGGAGGAGGCTGCTCAGGTCCTGCACGTCGCGTCTCCTGTCATGTCATCGCCACGGAGATGAATGAGACCTTGCCGGCTGACCCGTCCTCGCACCGGGCGTACAGGCCGGGCGGGTCCAGGTCACCGGGCGGGGCGGGCACGACCGGCGATTCCTTGGCCTTGGCCCCGGTGAACTGCTTCTCGGTCCCGGGATCAAGCGGGTAGCCGCTGGCGCCCGAGGGATCGTTCCCGACATCCTCGCCGCCGAGGTAGATCACCGAGCTGCCGGTGTTCCTGACCATGACGCCGGCCTCCGGCACGCTGCAGACGAACGTGGCCTTCTCGGTCACGTCCACGGTGCCGGAGGAGAAGCCCACGGCTTCAGCCCTCGTGTCCCGGGCACGGACCGGGCGCGTGGAGTCCGTCGCAGGCCCTGGTCCAGGTGTGCTGAGCCGGACCCTGCCATCCGATGGGCTGGTAACCGCCGCCCGGCGCCAGCCAGGTGACAGGCGTCCCGCCACTGGTAACAGCTTCCATGGCTCAGTTACCGCCGCCGTTCATCCGGCCGCCGCGCATGACCCGGCCGCCGCCCGGCTGGTAGCGCCCGCCGCCGGCCTCGGGCTCGTTGCCCTGGATGCCGGGCAGCTGCGGGCCGCTCGTCGCGTAGCCGTCGTCGTTGGCCTGGGTCCAGTCCCTGGGACCGGAAGTCTCGTCCGAGACGGTCACGCCCTCGTAGGTGGTGACGCCAGCCTGCGGCCGGGTGAACGTCACCGAGTCCGAACCCGCGTTGCCGGGCTGGCTGCCGGTGCTGCCAGGGGCTCCGGTGTTCGCGATGTCGCGGTCCGCCAGGCCGGTCAGGCCATCGGTGAGCTGGCCCGCTTCCACGGTGACGTCGCCGCCCGTGCCCTGGCCGCCGGCCGTACCGGGGGCTCCGGTGCCACCGGGAAGCGCGCCGCCGAAGATGGCATCGCCCCAGCCGCCGGGCGGGTACTGGCCAGGCTCGTTGGTGGGGTCACTGGAAGCGGCGGTTCCGGCCTGGGCGGGGCGGACGTTACGGGAAGCGTCCGGGCCGCCGTAGCTGGGGTAGGTGTCGGCCATCAGGGGCTCCTGTTCGCTTGGAGCCCGGCTCCGGGAAGGCCGCGGGCGGCATGTGCCTCGTCAGTCCCAGCATAACCCCTGGGCAGGGACGCATGCGGGGAGCAGCGAACGCACTGGAAGTTGGACTGGTCGGCGCTGTCCGAGATCACCGTCGTCCCGGGCACCGCCATGTGCCCGCAGGGCAGCCGCTTGCACAGCACCCCCGCGTCCCGGCAGCGCATGCAGATCAGCCGGCCGTCCGCGAGGGCGATCCGGTCCCTGCCCGCGGCGATCCGGCCGCCGCAGGACCCGCAGCGAGGACGGGTATCCCGGCCGCCGGGCCTGCGAGACCGGAGCCGGGCCTTGTTGCTCAGAGCCTGCCCCCGTACCGGCTCATCAGGTCCGCCTTGGACATGTTGCCCGCGGCATGCACGTCCGCGCCCTGCGACACGGCGTAGTCGACCCACTCCTGCTTGGCAGCAGACGGCGCGGGAGCGCTGCCCCTGGGCACGTCAACCGTGACGGGCGCGGTGACATGACCCGGGCCGGGGTCCGCGGCGGGTTCGGCAGGCCCGGCCGCGGCCTGGTCCTCGCCCTTGTCCTGTGCCCCGGACCCGGCGCCAGGCCCGGCCGCAGATGGCTCCGGTCCCGGCTTCCGGCCTGAGCGACGGCTGCCGCTGCGGCTGGCCCCCGCCTCGTTCCCGGCCCGGTCCTCGTACACCGGGGCCTCGGCCTCTGCCTGGGAGTCCGGGCGGACGCCCTCGCCGGCCGGGTAGACTGCCTCGTCGCCCTCGTACAGTCCGGGCACCTCGGAACCGGGGGCGCCGAGGACGCCTTCCTCGGCGTACGCCTCGGCGCTCTCCCGCTCGGCCGCGCGGAGCTGCGCCGACCTGGCCCGGCTCTCGTCCGCGGCCGAGGCCCGGTCACCGCCGGGCTGCGCTCCGGCCTCGGCCGCGCTCAGCGTGCCGGCATCGTACCGCTCGCGCTCATCCTCAGTCAGGTCCTCGGCGACGACCTGGGTCTCCGGCCGCGGATCCAGCTTGGACGGGTGGCCGGGCGCGGCGTGCTCGCCCAGATCCAGGTCCCTGGCGGCGCTCTCGGAATCCCGGCCGTGCGGGACGGCCATGCCCCCGCGGATCAGGTCGGCGAATTCCCACTCGGGGACCTCGAACGGCTCCTCCGCGGGCGGCCAGGGACGGCCGTCATGCCGGCCGCCGGAGAGCTGCTGGTGCATACGTACGGTCAGCCTGCGCTCGGTCATGACTGCCTTCCTCTCAGATCTCGCTCAGGTTGTCCCCGGCCCGCGCCTGCGGGTGCGCTCGCCGGCGCGGGCCGGGACGTGCTTTGTGTAACTGCTGCCAGCCTGTGCCGCTCGATATACTCAGCGGCGGCCCGCAGCAAGGCCGGGTACCACGTCGATCGGTCTGTTACGTAGCGGCCCCCTGGTAGACCTTAATGGCACCTGTACGGTCGACCAGGGTGCCGTCGCCGCGCAGGATGGCACGGAACGTAACCAAGTCGCTACCGAAAGCGAAGTCATCCGACCTCTCGAACCTCACGCCCCCCACCAGTCGCACGAAGTACTGCGAGAAGTCGCCGAACGCGACAGCCTTGGCCGAGGTGGCCTGGGCCGGCATGAACGGGTCCGCGACGAGCGGCTTGCCGAGCAGCAGGTCGGGCGAGCCGAGAACTGCGGAGGGCTCCCAGATCGGGCGTCCCACGGTGTCGGTGATCTTCCGGAAGCCGCCGATCGTCTTGTCCGCCGCCAGCCAGTAGCAGGAGCGTGACTGACGGTAGGGGGCAATCACGGAGTATTCGAGGTCCACGAGGTTCGCGTAGGACGGAGCCCCGGAGACGCCGGTCACCGAGCCGGTCACGCCGGCCGTGGCGGTGGTGATGATGCCGGCCGGCTGGGAAGCGCCGGAGCCGTTCACGAGGTCGTTGCCGAAGGCGTTGCCGAGCGCGCGGCCGGCCTGCATGGCCAGGTAGCCCAGCAGGTCGACAGCGGTGTCATCGATCAGCTCGCGGGCGACCTGCAGCATGACGCCGTACTTGTACGCCGACAGCGGCTGCATGCTGAACGCCGGGTCCGAGGTGGGCAGGGTACCCGCCTGGGCCGCCGAGGCAGCGGTGGAGTGGGCGGTGGTCTTGGGCACCTGCAGCGTCTCGCCGCCGCCCGTGTTCAGCACGGTAGGACCGCACTGCATGACACCCGAAACTTCGATCAGGTGCGCGATGAGCATGTCGTAGAAGTCCGTGGGCACGATCGAGGATGCGTTGGTACCTGCGGACTGCCCGGCCGTGGTCAGCACCCGGTAGTTGATCGGGCCGAGCTGCGGGTCGCGGCGGATCTCCAGGTGACGGCCGGCGCCCTCGTCGCCGCGCGCCCACTTGCGGATCTCCTCCAGCATGGCCCCGCCGCCCGCGGTCCGGGCAGCCTGGCCCTGGTCGGGCTTGCGGCCGGACAGGGCGTCGAACGCCTCATCGGCTTCCTTGGCCCGCTTCTCGGTGTCCAGGACGGCGCGGATGCGGGTGTCCAGCTTGGACATCTCCTCCTGCATCGCGTCCCATTTGCCCTGCTCCTCGTCGGTCAGGGCACGGTTCTCCTGGGCAGCGGACTCGGCGATGCCCTTGGCCTCGCTCCAGACGTTCTGCCTGCGGTCGCGGAGCCTCTTGGCGACTTCTGATGCCATTGACGTGTTCCTCTCTGTGATGGCATCGGCACCGGCTCCGTCCTCGCACCCGGGAGGGTGGCTACGACCACGGCAGATTTCCTGTTTTACGTACCTGGGCGGGCTAGTCTTCCTCGTTCGCCCAGGGGTCCTCCATGTTGGCCTGCAGCGCGAGCAGGGCCTGCGCACCGGTCATGGCGGGCTTGGGAGCCTGCCGCTGAGCCGGCTTGGGCCGCCCGGCGTCCACGTCCCTGACCCGGCGGAAGAACTCGATGACCCGGCCGTCGTTGACCCGCGCCCGGACCTCCTCCACGTCCGCCTGCACCCACATGGCCAGGGACTCCACCGCGCCGTTCATCGCGCGGGCGCCGGAGGTAGCATCGGGGTAGGCCGGGTCGAGCACGGGCGCGACGTCCACGAGCTGGACCGAGAGCAGGGTCCGCATCGGGTAGTTGAATTCCGAGATACCCCACTCGTCACCGCCCGGGAACACCCGGAAGGCGAAGCTGGAGTGCCGGACGTCGCCTCGCGATACGTACTCCAGCACGTCGGCGCGGGCGTTCGGCGGCTGCACCTCGTACGCCAGGCCGGTCTGGTCCAGGGCCAGCCGCAGCGTGCCGGCGTGCGTGGTGCCGAGCAGCATGTCGTCCTTGTGGTTGTACCGGCAGACGACCTCGGGCCAGCCGAGGCCCTTGGACTCGTTGAAGGCCAGCGGGTCGACCTGCTCCACGAACCCGCCCAGCTTGCGGCTCAGCTTGCCGAACGCGGCGGCGTAGCCGTAGATCATGGTCGGGCCGTGGCCGTCGTGGGTCTGCCGGATCTCCGGCGGGAACTTGGTGAACCGGCGCTCCGGGAAGCCTTCCGGCTCCACGATGCCGAGCGCGGCCCGCTGGTCGCCGCCGACCTTGATGCCGTGCTTGCGCGCGGCGGCCAGGATCTTCGGCATCGCCTGCTTGCCGAACGGCGAGTGACCGGCCCGTGACAGGGCGTTACGGGTGTGAGCCTCGTCATGCACGGGGAAGTGGCGCTTGCTCCGGGGCACCGTCTTGCCCTGGGCGTCCTTCGTGCCGCCCTCCTCAATGTGCGCAAACGCAGAATCAGGCAGATCATTGATCGCTGCGCTGCTCATCTCTGCCATAACGCAACATCCTCCTCTTGCGGCATGTCAATGACTGCCATATCCGTTGACGCCGCAGCCACTTCCGTTGACGTGGTTACGGCCGTTCCCGTTGGCGCCCGCGAGCACCGGCCCGGCTCGCTCCGCGGGCGGGTGCTGCCGGATGAGCCGGACCAGCTCGTCGTACTGCTGCGGGGTCAGCACGTCGTCGGTGACGTCCCGGGCCTGGCTCAGGCCGAACAGCGACCCGGCCAGCTGGCGGGCGTGCGCGACGCGCTCCGGCGGCGGGGGGACCCCGGCCGGGCCGCGCCAGGTCGCCTGCACCACGTCCATGACGGACTTGCGGCTGCCGGTGACCAGCTCGTGCCGGGAGGGAATCCACGCGCCGACGAACTCGGGCGCCACCCGCGGCATCGTGCCGCTGCGCCGGCGGCTCGCCAGGTAATTCAGGATGACCTGGGCGTCGTCGCGCTCGGCCGGGTCATAGCTGCGCGTGGCGCCGACGACCTGGCCGAGCATCTGCTCCGCGCCCGGCGCCGGCGGCACGCCCGGCTGCGGCGGCGACGCGAGCCCTTCGGCCGCCAGTTTCTCCAGCCGGTCCGCGGCCAGGTCCATCTCCAGCGTGATCGAGCTGAGCATCGAGTTCGGGATGCCCTTGATGGACCGGGCCATCGCGACCATGACCTCCAGCGGGATGTTCTCCCCGCCCGCCTTGCCCGGCAGCGCGGGAAGGTCCTCGCGGTCGCGCATCTCGTCCACGCTGAGCAGGCCCATGTCCCGCTGCAGCTTGTAGATCTCGGTGCGGGTCTTGAGGTCGGTCTTGAGCAGCGCGTCGGAGTCGAACCGGGTGTACCGGTTGGCCGGCAGGATCTGGAAGAACGCGTGCTCCAGCCGCACCAGCCACGGGCGCAGCGCCTCGATCACCTGCAGCGTGGACTGCTCCACCGTCGAGTAAGTGAGCGAGTCGCCCTTGGTCCCGCCGAGGCGGTCCGGGGGCAGGCCGAGGATGGCGGCGATCTGGGTGGCGTTCATCTGCATCGCGGTGATGAACTGTGCTTCATTTGGGGGTACCGTGACTGGCTTATAGTCCCAGTCGCGGCCGTAGACTAGCGGGACTCTCCTGCGGATGGTGGACTGCAGCGCCTCGCGGATCTCCTCGGCCTGGTCGGAGTCGATCTCGATCTCGGTGTTCTGGAAGGTGCCCGGGGGGAAGCCGCCGGCCCGGTACCAGTCGGTACCGTACCGCTGGGCTTCCATGCCCGCCAGGATGGTCATGGCGAACGCGCGCAGCGGGGAGATGCCCTCGGTCCGCCCGGCCACCGAGAACGCCTTCACGTGGAACAGCTCGTCGCGCTGCATGAGCCGGCCGTACACGTAGATCCGCGAGCGCAGCGGGTTCCACGGCTGCATCTCGTCGTCCGCCACCGAGACGTCCTCGGCCGGGATCCACTCGATCCCGGTGGGGTAGCCGTAGCCGTCCCGGCCGGTGATGTAGCCCCAGGCGTTGCCCTGCAGCACCAGGGAAGTCATGGCCGTGAACAGCCAGTCGAACAGGGTGCCGGTCACGCTCGGCATGTCGAAGATCGACGGGCCGGAATACCGGCTGGGGCGGCCGTCAGGCCCGGCGCGAGTGTAGATCTTGAGCGGCAGCGAGGCCACCGAGTCGGCCAGCAGCTTGGCCCCGGAATACAGCGCGGGCAGCCCCAGCGCCTCGTCCTTGCCGTAGAACGACCGGGACGGATGCGCCGGGCCGCCTGCCGAGAACTTGCTGAACGGCGAGTCCCAAGGCCGAAACGGCACCCCGCCGATGACACGCTTCTCGGAGCGGCTGGCGTTGATGCGCTCGATCAGCCCGCGGGGCACGAGGCCGGGACTCCTCAGATTCGGAAGGTGACACCCGGCTCCGAATCTGGCCGCGGGCAGTGGCTAGAACACAGGCTACGCCCTGTTCCCGCTTATGCGCACGCTCATCCCGGGCGCATTTCCGAAAGCCCGTTCCCGGATATCGCTCCCCGCCCGGCAGCATCATCTCCCGCACGCTCCCCGGCACGCCTCCCGGTATCATCCGCTCATGGGAGACGAGCTGAAAAACCGCGAGAACCGGCTCCGGCGCGTAGCCGCCCGGCGCGGCCTGATCCTGCGGAAGGGCCGCCGCCGCGATCCCGGAGCCCTGGACTACGGGATGTACCGGATCACGGCTGCCGCCCGCCCAGGCACGCCGCTCTGCAGTGACTGCGACCTGGACGTGATCGAGGGATTCCTGGCCGGCTACGACGCCAGGAACACCTCCGTTTCATGATGCCAGTGACTGCAGGTGACGCGACGTCCGTCCGGGCCATACGGAAGCCCTCCGGGCATCTGACCGCCGCACACCTGCCAGTTCCACTGCTCATTATGCGGGCCGGCGTAGGACAGCCAGCAGCAGGTCCACTGGTAACGCCAGGGCTCGGTGATGATAGCCAGGCCAGCGGCAAGGCGCTGCAGGAGGGCACGGCGAGCACCCTCCTCGTGATCATCCGGGACGGCCAGGGCGATACCAGGCACTACCGCCACCCGAGCGCGAGCAGGCTGCCCGGCCAGGCGTGCTGGTGCTCCCCGATCCACCGCAGCTCATCCAGGGCCGCGACCAGGGCACCATCCCAGGCCGCGCGCTCTCCCGCGGCCCGGAGGCCGTGACCGCGCACGTCCCAGTGCCACCGGCCGGTCTCGCGGTCCTTCCATATCTGCGCTTTCACCAGGGCAGCTTAGCGTTTCCCGTCCGGGTTCCGCCGGGTCCTGGTACGGGAGTTAGACGGCCTGCCGTCCGGCTTCCAGCCGTGGTCGATCCCCTCCAGCAGCCGGTACTGGCTGGCGGCATCCTCCGGGTCCTGTGCCGAGCCCTTGACGTCCCCGGTCGCGCTGTTGACGACTTCCTTCTTGCCCGGGTGCTCCGGGTCGGCCTTGATCTTGTACGGCATGACAGTGCCTCCTCTGCCGGTTTACTGCAGCTTGCCCGGACGGACCGGGCCTGGCGGGGTCTCCGGCCCGGCCGGAACCGTGCGGCCGGCGCCCTCGCGGAACCCGAGCCGCATGGCCAGGGCACAGAACACCAGGGATGTCCAGGCGTGGCCGGCCGCCCAGCCGAGCAGCCAGAAGAACCCGGCGATCAGCGTGGCCAGGGTGCGGCCGAACTTCACCTCAGCGGCCTGCTCGCGCAGCCGGTCGACGGGCATCGTGTCGGTCATGACTGCCATCGGTACCTCCTGTAGTTAGCCTGGCTAACCAATTGAACGCATCGGATCGTAATGACGGCGCTTCTTGTTCAGCGCCCACAGCGCGAGCGTGCCGGCCGTGATCGGGGTGATGTCGTTCTCGCTGTCCCGCCGGGACCAAGCCCGGCCGCCGTCGCCGACGTCGCGGGTCTCGGCCTTGGCCACCGCGTTCCACATGCCCGGGGCGTTCTCCTGGCCGAGCTGGATCAGCCCCCGGCTGCGCACGGTGGTGACGATGAAGCTGAACGCGGCGGCCTCGTCCGCGCTGGTCGCCGCCAGCACCTCGATCCCGGCTTTGACCGCATCATCGGCCAGTCCCGCCGCCGGGCCGTTCTTCGGCATCGCGATCGCGATGGGCCGCCACGCCTTGCGCAGCTCGATCAGCCGCGGGATGACCCAGGACACGCCCTCGCGGTGGCAGCCCCGGGGAATCTCGATCACCGGCTTCTCGCCGCGGACCGTGCGCTGCGGCGGCAGGTTCAGGCCCGAGGCGATCGCGCCCTGCATCATGAGCAGCATCTGCTCGTCATCCGGTTCCCTGGTTGCCGGCTCAGGGCGGTACCAGGCCGCGGCGATCGATGCGGAGAGCATGTCGGGGTCCACGTCCACCGCGAACGCGACGGGCCGGGTGGCCCCGCCGGGGTCGGGCACCGAGCAGGCGTCCCAGTGCTCCCTGGTGATCACCGACCAGGCTTCGTCCTCAGTCGGCCAGTCGCCGACGCCCAGCCGCTCGCGATCGAAGATGTGCGGCGAGGAGACCATCGAGTTCATCTCGCGGGCGACGTGCTGAACCGAGATCCGCAGGCCCAGCGCCGGGTTCGCCTTGGCCCAGCTGCGCGGGTCGTCCCGGTCGTCGTGCAGCCCGCAGGTGATGTACCGGTTGGTCTTGCGGCCCCGCAGCTCATCGCGCGGGCAGGTGTCCAGGTGCGGGCTGATCGACCACTCCGCGCCCATCAGGTCGGTATCCCCGCGCAGCACCCGGCGGCGGACGGCCCCGAGCTGCACCGAGTCCTGGTAGCCCGCGCTGGCAGTGTAGATCATCTGCGGGTTGGGGATCGCCGACATGGTGGGCTGGGACGCGCCGACTACCTCATCGCTCAGGATCATCGCCTCGTCGTAGACCACGCAGTCGGCGGTGAACGACCGGCCGGAACCGCGGCTGCGGGCCAGGAAGCGCAGCCGGGGCGTAATCGACTTGCGGATCATCCGGCCGCCGGGACCGAAGATCAGGGTCGGCGCGGGCCGCAGCTCGATCGCCTCGTCACCGTGAGAGGTAGTGACGGACTTGACTCGCTTGCGCAGCTCGTCGTACGCGGTCACGGTGTCCCGGACCCGGCGGAAATGCTCGGCCGCGGCCTTGAACTCGTGCGCGGTGTGGATGATCAGCTTCTCGCCGAACACGAACAGCCCGCCCAGTTCGCGGACCTCAATTAGAACATTTTTTCCATTTTGGCGCGAACAGATGCACATGCACTCGAACGCAGCCCACTTGCCGTCCGGCGCGGTACCGCACGCCTCGGTCAGCCACCACTGCTGCCAGGCGTCCAGGTCGTAGCCGAAGTCCGGCGCCCAGTCCAGCAGGTCCGCGGACTGGTAATCCCCGCAGCCGGCGGCGTAGCCCGGATCGGCGCACGCCGGGCAGCCGTCCTGCTTCTCCCGGTGCCGTGGCGGCGCAGTCCAGAACCTCGGGGCCTGCTGGCCGCTCAGGCCGCCGCGGATGACCTCACCGCCAGGCGTGATGATGTCCGGGGTCACTCGCAGAGCTACAGCTGGCATGGCGAAGCCGGGACCTCCTGGCGGCTCAGGTCCCGGCTCCGGTAACGTGCCGGCCGCGGGTGCTTACATCAGCTAAGCGTAAGCTGTCCTGCCGTGCCCGGCCTACCTCCGGCCTCCGCACCGCGTATGCCCGGACCCCGCCGTCCCGGTCGTGCGAGTACAGGATGTCCGGCTGCCAGTGATCCAGGCTGCCGTTCCACAGCAGGCCCGGCTTATACGGCACCCAGTAATCCGGGTGATCCCGGCCGAGCCATCCCTGGCAGCACAGCGCCCGGCGGCACCAGGTGCAGTACCAGAACTCGTACCGGGACGGGTGGAACGGCCAGTGCCGCACGAACCGGTTGTGCGGCACGATCCGCCACAGCAGGCCGTGCCAGGTCCGGCGGCACCGGCCCTCCGTCATCCGGACCCCGTGGTAGTACCTCACGGGGCGGCACCCGGGTCCTGGCCCCTCCCGGCCGTAGCTGCCCAGGCGCGGTCACAGCCCCGGCACTGGTGCGCGGCCGTGGCCGCGGCCTTGTCGTGATCCGGGGCCAGGGCGCAGGTGTGCTCGCCGTCCGTCTCGGGGCAGCGCCTGCTCATGGCCTTACGCTGGGCCAGCGCGAACTCCAGGTCGTTGACGTCGTGCCCGGACAGCCCGAGCAGGTACTGGGTGACGTTAACCGCACCGGGGTGCTGACAGACCGAGATGTCGGTCACCGTGCCGCGCTCGCTGATGCCGACCTTCACGGAATACCTGCCTGCGCGGGCTCGTGAGCGGTCTTGCCGTCCGGGCCAGCACTGTACGAGCGGAGTACCAGGGGGGCCTTCGCGACCCAGGACAAGTCGCGGGCCAGGACATCCGGGCTTCCGGTATCCCCGTCCTCGTAGACGGGCCTGGCCCGCATCAGGAGGCGGGTGATTTCCTCCTGGCACACCAGGTCCTCGGGGTGCGGGTTCTCCCGGATGGCCCTGACATCCCTGGCATCCGGGAGCTGGCGGGCGGTAGCCATCGGGAGCCGGTAACCGGTGCACAGTTTCAGCAGCCGGGTAGCAGCAGTGTCCAGGTGGGTAACGGCGAGCCCGTCGATGCCGCCATTGGCCCGCACCGCGTAATCCAGGGCGACGGTATCGGGATGCCCGGTGCGGAAGGCCCCCTGCCATCCGCCCGAGCCGTTGTGCGGCTCAGGGAAGTCCAGGGCGGGGTCCTCGGTGACGAACGGGCCGGGGCCGTGCCGGGTCATGTAAGCGCGGATGACACCGAGCACGTAGCCGTCCTGGCCGGCCTCGGCGAGCAGGGTACGAGCGTTCGCGGAGGTGGTGGTGCTCCAGGTGGTGTACGGGTGGAAGCCGTACCGCTCGTCCAGCAGGACGCCCTGCGCGCCCTCGAAGATCACCGGACCCTGCCTCAGCAGCTCCCGCAGATGGCGGTCGCCATCGGCCAGGGCAACCCGGCTGGCGAACGCCCGGTAGGCATCAGCGATGTCAGCGGCTGCCTCGCAGCGCCCCAGGATGCAGCCCTCGTCTGCCAGCGCGATCCTGATCCGGATCAGCTTGCGGATCAGGAAAGACCGCGGCAGGGCGCAGTCTCCGGCCCGGAGAGCCAGGTCCGGGTGATCCAGGGCGAACCGGGCGGTCTCGCCGATGCCCTTGCCGCAGGAACCGTGCCGGGACGTGCCGCGGGCCAGCTCGCGGGCCTGATTCGCGGCGATGTGGTACGGGGTGGTGACCAGCGCGTCGCGATCGACCGTGAGCAGGTCCAGGGCGGCGGGCACGCCGACCTCGGCGAGGTGCGCGGCCTCGGCTGCCAGGGCCAGCGGGTCGGCCATCATATGCCGGCTCAGGAACGTGGGAACGTCACGGAAGGTGCCGGCCCCGAACTGGGCGAAGGCGTGCTCCCGGCCGGGATGGACGACGTTGTGCGCGGCCTGGCTCCCCCCATTGAACCGGACCACGGCCGCGACGGGCCGCTTCCCCCGCAGCGGGGTACCGCGGGGGCTGCACAAAAAATCAGTTACTGACCCCTTGCCGGCATCGCCATAGCCGAGATCGGTGACGATGACATGGGTCACAGCCGGAGAGTCCCGGTACCGCTGTCGTGCAGGTCCGGCGGGGCGGCCTGAGTGACGACCGGGGACCGGGACGACCCGAGGGTGGCCAGGGCCTTGCCGACCGTGCCGCCCGCGGACGAGCCGACGTCAGCCAGGTCGGCCAGGCCGGCGTCCAGGTCGATGGCGTCCTCGGCCAGCCCGATGGTCATGGCGATGGTCTCGGCTACCGCATCGAGGTCGTCCAGCTCGATCACCTGCTGGCCGAGGTGGCTCCGCCAGAAGCTGAGTACCTGCGCGTCGCCGGCGTAGGCGGCCCCGGCCGGGAGGATGTAGTACGTCTCCCACCGGGCGGTCAGCTCGGCGACCATGGCATCCAGGGCCACGTCCTCGCCGGGCTGGCCGCCGATGACAGCCGCGACCTCGCGGGCCTTGACCCGGGGGTAGGCCATCTCGTCGCCGATGATGAACAGGTACCCCCGGCGGCGCCTTCTGTCCCAGGCGTCGGCCTGGACCTGCCGGGCCATGAAATACATGGCCAGCTCATAGGATTCGGTTTTCTGGCCGCCGCCGCCGCCTTCGAGGTAGATCTTGCCGAGGTTCTCGTCCATCCGGTTGTCGGACTCGAACTGGCCGACCTGGAGCGGCGCCCGATCACAGGTGGCGTCGCCGATCGCGCCGAACATGATCTGCGGATCAGCGAGGTAGCCCTTCAGGAGCAGCAGGCCGAGCAGCGCGGGCAGCTTGGCCTGAAGGGCGCGGGGCACGGTGCGCATGGACCCGGTGACGTCGAACAGCACGGCGACCGGGGTGGATTCAGGGTGCTCGGCCGAGTCCCGGGACTCGCGGATAACGTTCTTCGGGTTCAGGTCGGCATGGACCTTCACAGCCCCGTTGTCGCTGTACGCGAAGTCGCTGATGTTATGCGTCGTGCGGTACGTCTTGGCTGCCTTATACGTGCTGGCCTTCCACTTTCCACCGCCCATTACGGTGCCCTTCCTGCCGTGGTTGTCCCCGTCGCCGGCATGGCGAAGGGGCGGAACGTGCGCGGCCCCCAGAGCCGCCCGATCAGGTCATCGAAGTCGGCCAGCGCGGCCCAGGCGTCCAGCCCGGAGACCAGCTGGCAGCCGCGGGCGAACGCCCGGAGCGAGCGCGGCATCCCGCCGCCGACGAGACCTGTCATGACGCTGGCTGCCATGGCGACATCCGTGCCGCTGGTGGCGGCCTTCCCGCTCAGTGCCTGGCCGGGGTACCAGTCCCGCCAAGCGCGGGGGACAGCCGCCAGGCGGTGATCCGGGCCTGGGCCGGAATAGCACCAGTCGGCCAGGACGAGGCCGTGCTGCGCGGGCAGGATCATCACGTGCGGCGGCAGCACGGCGCCGTGGACCAGGCCGGCCCTGTGCGCGCCGCCGAGCGCGAACAGCAGCCGCCGCCACATCCAGGCCGCGTCCCGGGCATCCAGGCCGCCCGGGTAGACACGGCTGACATCGGCGAGGGTGACGAACCCGGCCAGCTCGGTGATCGTGTTCACCTGGCGGGTCATCCCGGTGCCGGGGTCCTTGTGCCGGGCGGTGCGGATCAGCTCCGGGTAGAACGCCCGGGCCGGCGCCGGGGCGTCCGCGGGCAGCTTGCGCAGGGCGCGGGCCTCCGCGCGGATCAGGTCGCTGTCAGCCGGGTCGCGCGGCATCTTGTCCAGCAGGCCGGCCCCGGCCCGGTACAGGTTGGCGATGTCCCCGCGGGCGGCCAGGACAGGCCCGCCGCTGCCGTGCGCTGCCCACAGCTCGCTCAGCCGCCTGAACGCCGCCTCGGCATCCGGGTCGCCCGGGTGGATGTCCGGGTGGACGGACCGGGCCAGCTTCCGGTAATCGGCGGCGGGCGCGTCACTGCCGAACAGGTCGGCAGGCACCCGGGCCTGGCTGATCCGGGTGATGGCGCTCTCAGTGCTGATCACGGGACCTCCATCAGGACATCCCGGACGGTCATCAGGGACCAGCCGAGCCAGTTGTGACCGAGCAGCGTACTGCCGGCCCCGTCGTACCAGACAGGGAGCTGCACGGCGGCGATAGCTGCGCGGTTCTCAGTCACCGGGACCGCGCCCCAGTCGGTATCGCCCCAGGTATTGCCCTCGATCAGCACCCGGTTCCCAGTAGCGAGCAGGCCGTCGCCCAGGTACGGGTCGCGCAGGAACTTGTCCAGCACGACCTGCAGCATGATCGCGCGGCGGACCCGCGCCCAGTCGTGCCTGAGCTGGACCGCGCGGCCGGCCCGCTTCGCATCGCGCCAGGCCGGCAGCGCGGCGATGTGCGCCCGGTAGCCGCGGTCACGGTTCTTGGCAGCCTGGAAGGCATGCTCGGCGCTGGGATAGACCTGATCCTCGTACGCCACCTGGCACGGCCAGGGGTTGGCCAGGAACCGGTACGGCCCGTAGAAGCTGGCGATGGCGGCCTTCGGCACGGGCGGAGCGGCAGGCGCGGTCATCGCGCGCCGCCCTGGCTGAACGCCTTGATCTGCTGCCGGACCTGCCGGATCAGCAGCCGCCGGCGCAGCGACGTCCCGGCCGGCCGGACAGCCGACAGCACCAGCCCGGCGGCCAGGAGCCCCCACGCCCACCCGGCGCCTTGTACTGCCCAGCCGACCCCCCATCCGAGGAGAGCGCCGGCGAGGCACGGGAACCACCCGCCCAGCCGCTCAGCCCGGTCCAGGACCTGGTTAACGTACCTGCTGATCATGAGCCGCACTCCTCACGCTCGCGGAGCAGCACCGCCAGCCGTTCCGAGATCTCGCTGCGCAGCTCCAGGATGGCAGTGAACTCAGCCGCGTACTCCGCCATCTCGGCATAGCGCTGCGGCCGGAGTTCTTCCACCTCGGCCGCGGTGACACCGTATTCAGCCAGGTATTTCCCCCCGTTGCTGAAATGCGTCAGGGCCGGGAGCACCTTGTCGACCGCGCGGGTGAACCGGGCCTCGGGCTCCTCCTGCGCCTCGTACCGGATGATCATGGCCGGAAGCCACGGCAGGCCGGAACCGAGATCCTCGGCCCACTTCGCCGTCGCGGCCAGCTCGCGGGCTTTTTTCGCGGCCCGCCCGGCGGGGGTGATCCGCATGGTCGGGGTGTCCCCGGCGTAGACCTCCACCGCATCGTGAACGGCGGCGAAAGCGGCGACCAGAAGCGGGTCGAGCTGGGGGTAAAGCAGGTCAGCCAGGGCGGGCGCCAGCCAGGTGAGCATAACGGTATGAGTGGAATCGGTCTCCGGCCGCCCGTCCGGATGGTGGCAGACGGACCGGTCGATCTCCCCGAACGCCAGTGCCCGCCGGGCCAGCATCTCAGCAGCATCGGCGAGGGCGGTGATGTCGGTCATGCTCGTGCCTCCTGATCGTTGACCGGGATTACCGCCCGGCTTCCAGTTCGCGCAGCTCGTTCTCCACGTAAGCCGCGTACAGGGTCTTGCCCGGGGCCACCTTGAGGTACGGCAGCATGACCTGAAGAAGATCGACCTGCATTGCCTCGATCAGCGCCAGCTGAGATTCCAGCCAGTCCTTGACTATCCGCCAGGCAACGCGCCGGGCCTGCTCCCGGGTAGCGAACCGGGGCTCGATCCGGTGCTCCCGCCAGGCTTGCCTGAGCGACTTCTCCGTGCCTTCGATATTGACCGGCAGGACGAACTGGCGCGGCCCCCACGGCGTGGCGATGACGAACTCCAGCCCGTCCGGCGCCTTATCCTCGCCGGCCGAGATAGCCACGTTCGTCGCCCCGTGCCCGAGCAGGATCGAGATGCACTCCATGGCCGTCTTGGCGGCATCGATCGAGGTGGTGTAATTGAGGATCGCCTTACCGGCCACGGGCATCACCCCGGCTGCTGGCCGAGCCGTCTCTCCCGGCGCTCGCGGACCTCATCGGTGTGGTCGCCCTTGGCCTCGCCGGGCGCGATCTCGCGCAGGGTGACCAGGGACATCCGCAGCTGCGCGGCCGTCGCCGCGAGATCGCGCGGGGACATGCCCCCGCCGTCCAGCTCGATCGCCAGCCGCACGGCCGTCGCCGCGATCCCGCCCTTGCGCAGGTCATCGGGCAGCGCCGCCAGGTCCCGCAGCACCGCGGCCTCGGCCGGCCCCTTGCGCCGGGCCGGAGCCCGCGGAGCCCGCGGGGGCCTGGCCGGCTTCGGGGCCGGGTCCAGCCGGTCCAGCTCGGACGGTTCGTCTCTCACCCTGCGAGCCATCGCATACCTCGATCTCGAAAATGCGCCGCACCGGCAGGGCATTCCCGGGGAGATCCCACTCCTCGCGTACGGTGCGCCAGAGAGCCCGGGGAGCCGGCGGCTCGCAGAACCAGTACACCCAGTATGAACCGCGGTCACCAGCGCCCTTGAACTGCTCGCACCAGTGCACCCCCGGCTCAGCAGCGCGGATGCGCAGGAACTCGCGGAAGTTGCCCACGACGGCAGCATCGCCGGGGCTCAGCGGGCGGCCGTCGAAGTTGCACCGCGCGTAACCGGTCATGCCCGCCGCCGCTTCGCGTCCCGCCGCAGCCGGCCGTACAGGTTGAGCGGCCACCAGGGAACGGCCGAGACGGTCACCGCCAGGTCGAACAGGTCGGCGACCACGACGTCGTAATCGTCGTTCCCCCACAGGCGGACCAGGCCGGCCAGCCAGACCGGCGGGAACCACCCGAGCAGGGCGATCCACGGATGCCTGATCAGCAGGTTCTTCATCAGACCTTCCTCCACTCCGGCACCCAGGCGCCGTCCGTGACCGTGTAATCGCCGAACAGGGCCGGGGCCTCGGCGCGCATCAGCTCGCCGATCATCCCGGCCACCAGCCGGATCTCCTCTTCCGCGCCAGGGTCGGTGCGGGCCTCGATCACGTGCCGCAGGGCGCGGACGTTCGCCGACCAGACCAGGCCGGTGGCCACGCCGTCCGGGGCGAACCGGCGCATGAACGAGGTCCTGGCCTTGCGCTCGTGCATCGGGGTGCTCTCGGCGTCCAGCTGGAAGCGGTCCGCCATCCACAGCTGGAACTGCTCCAGGGTACTGATGAGCTGGCCCGCGTACTCCATCAGGTCCTTGTCGTCGCGCGCCCAGTCCGGGAACCAGAACGGGATGTCGTCCAGCCGGACGAAACGCATCGACTCCTGCGAAGTCGCGGTACCGGGCCGGTGACGGCACAGTTCATGGGTGTTTCCGCACACCACGGGCTTACCGTTCCGGCGGACCAGCAGCAGCCCGGATGGCACAGCTACGCAGTAGACTTCACCGGAGTACGTGACTAGTCCATCTTGCTTGCGCCCGTGACTATTGACCAGCGGATGCGTCCTGGTTTCGACCAGGGAGACAACATAGCTAAGTTCCCGGTGCACGATGCCCGGGAGTCCCCCGGATCTTCCGCGCCGGTCGTCTACCCGGACATTAGCTGACCAGCCTGCCTTGATAGCCAGCTCCTGAAGGCCGTCAGCAAGTTGCCGCGAAGACGTGTAGATGACCCGGTGATTACCGTCACGCCTGGCAGAACCGTCTCCCGCGACCATGGCAGCTAGCAGAATCCGGATTAGCCTGGGCGACCACTGGCGCACGTAATCAGGCAGGCGCCGCTCTGGCTGCTTGCGGCCAGTAGTGGTCAGCAGCCAGTCGTGCAGGCAGGCATCACTGAACCTGACCTGGCGGCCAGCCTCATGCGAGCTGGCCTTAACGACACTAGGTACCGGGCGCCCTAGCCGCCGTCCCAGCTCAACGATCCGGTCGAGCTGCGGGCCGGCATTCTGGGTGATGCCGATCCGGTGACTCCCGGCTAGGTGCCCTTCGGCTAGATACCAGCCGAGCCATTCAGCCCACACGTCTGTATTGATGGACCAGCCTTCGTAATGACGAGTCGTCAGGGTCCCGGTATCGCTGCGCTGCCAGGACCGCTCCGTACCAGGTACGGTCACCTTCTCCGGCTCCGTACCCCGCCACAACACGGTCTTGAGATGATGTACGCGCTTCCCGGCAATCTCCCGGGCCGGGATTTTCTCCCAGGGCTGCTCTCCGCGTTTCGCCGCCTGAGTGTCATGCTTGCGCACGAACAGTGAATGCTGCGGGGTAACCATCAGGTCAACCTGCTCAGATGCCAGCTGATACATGGGACCGTCATACCAGCGCCGGAACCGCTGGGTCGCCCGGACGTAACTCAGCTCCTGTGTCACCTGATCTACCTGCGCGAACAACTCATCACCGCGCACATCCGGCCACCGGACCCAACCACCGGCGGTAAGAACTTCGGTCTCGGAGTCATAGCACAGCACCCTGGACACGTCGTGCAGCACGAAGGTGAAGCTGGCGTGCTCAAGAACGCTCCCGTGCCCGCTGGCCAGGATGTTGCGCAGGTACCCGTCCTGGTCGTCGCGGACCTTGCGCACATTGGGGTTCAGGCCCGGCGCCCAGGAGCGGTAGCATGTCTTTCCCGCGAACTCGGCGAGATCCTGCGCCTCGAACTGGCCCAGGTCCAGCTTCTCCAGCCACCGCTCGCCGCCGACCTCGCGCAGGTAGGCGGCCATGGCGGCGTGATCGAGCGCCGGCCGGGCGATCAGGTACACCCGCGGCTGCGCGGCTCTCACCGGAATCTCCTGCCGGCCAGCCAGTCACGGAACATCTCCGCGGCCAGGTACGCATACAGGACCGCCATCGCCAGCGTGCAGAGCAGCATCCCGAGCACCCCGGCGGCACACTCGGCGGCGGGCAGGAACCAGGCACGCATCAGTACCCCCGGCTTTCATCCCACTCGGCCTCAGCCCCGCCGCGCCACGGGGCACCGGTCTCGAAGGACGCGGCGTACTCACGCGGCTGGCTCATGAACGCGGCCACCGTGGCCGTGCCGGTGACCGGCTGCGGGGACCGGACCGCGGCGTACGCCTCAGCCTCGTCGGCGTACATCCCGCAGCAGTCCCGGCGCTCCCAGCCGCCCTCGCCGTCCGCGCGGATCTCGTCGCCGGGCTGGATGTCCTCGCCGCACCCAGCGCAGTGCCCCGGGTGCGCGGCGGTGAAGTACGGCCCGGGGCGGAACCCGGAAGCGGCGGGAACAGGCGGCCTGGCTGTCCGCGGGCGGCAGTCGGCGCAGCTGTCGAGTTCGAGGTCGTGCGGCTGGCAGCGGGGCATACCTGATAGTATATGACTACTGCAAGGGTACGCCAGGCTTACATTGGAGGGTTTCTGTGTCCGATGCCGTCACGCTAGCCTGGACCAGCCGAAACGAGCTAGTCAAGCCGGTTCTTGACCAGGCGTTCGTCTACCGGATACGTGACACCAAACGAAATGTCATCTATGTCGGGATGACGGCGCAGGCAGACCCGGCTCTCCGGATACAAGCCCACCGGGCAGCCTCCTGGTGGCCGAAAGCCGTGTACGCAGAAACCGCACCGACTGGCCTTGCGACAGCACGGGCAGCCGAGGCCGCAGAAATCCACCGCTGGCACCCCATCTACAACCAGGTGTGCCCCGTATGCGGCGCGCAACTGCAGGATAACCCTCTGTATAAGACGTGGAAGCGCCTGCTCCGTGAGAGCCCTAGCCGACTGTACACACCATGGCATGAACCTGACGTGTTCAAGCAAGACGTCTACCGACTGCTAGGCCCCCGGCTCCCGCATACAGCACTCTGGATTATCGATCCTGCTGGCAACTACGAGCCCGGGAACGTCTGCTGGCGCAACCACCGGGGTTCAAACCATACGGCTCTGCACGGAGAGATCGTAGCGTACGTCACTGACCGGAAAACCGCGAGAATGTGCGAAATCCGGGATGCTTTCCGGCTATCTAACAGCCTTTTCTACTACCACATCAACCAGCTCCTCCGCGCCGGGCGGCTCATCCGGCGCGAGACTGGCGTGTACGCCGTACCGCCAACATCGAACTGACTGCCACAGCCAGGAGACTTTAGTGGACTTGCGCGATATCACGGTGACCTGGATGGACGACCGCGAGGAAACCTACCGCGGGGTAAGCACCCGGGTACACGAAAGCGTGCTCCACATCTACCAGTACACGAGCATCACGAACGCGCTCAGGAACGAGTGGCACATCCCGCTCGCCAATATCAGGATCTGGAACCCCCGCCTAGGACAGGAGAACTGATGCGCTGGCCGCAGCCGCATGAAGGCATCAGCGGAACCGACCTGACAGGTCACTGGCTGCTGTCCCTGGACGAGCGCGCCGTCGCGCACCGGGACACGCTGCTGGCCATGGCCCTGCACCTGCGCACCGCGACGCTGGTCGGCAGCCCGGCCCCCGTCGTCCAGCGGATGAGCGAGCGGATGCGGAACCCGGTCCCCGGCGACCTGGCCTGCTCTGCCGAGGCCATGCACCGCGGACCCCGCGCGGACCTGGACTACCGGACCAAGGGCCTCGGCATCCTGCTGGCCCGGCGGCGGGAATGGGCCGAAACGCATGCCGAATGGACGCACGCCTGCCTGCTCAACCGATGGGACCCGCTGACCGAGGAGCGGATGACTGACGACGCCTATTACCTGCAGTACGGCCCCGAGCCGGGCAACGTCTGCCGGTGGACCAATTCCGAGCCGGTCGGCCTGCTGACCCAGCCCTGGTCGTGGGCCGCGGACGGCGCCGCCGAGCGTACCGAGACGGGCGCGGTCTTCACCCGCGACAGCCTGCTCGGCGCGCTGGCCGATTCCGGGTTCCAGCTTCGCAAACCGGGAGGACGGCAGGAATGAGCACGCAAGGCAGCGAATGGCACGGCGAGCCGCACACGCTCACGGTCCGCGAGGTGACGCTCCCTGACGGGCCGTTCGATGACGGGGGCCTCGGCGACTACGACCTGGAGCACCCGTCGTCCTGCAAGCAGGAGGAGCAGGACTGGGGCGGCGTGACCACCCTGGAGTACACGTGCGATGTAGCCCATCAGGAGCGTGAAGGCGGGCTCGCGTCATCACTGCGCTACTCCGGCACGCCTGTCACAGAGCCCGGTACCTACCAGATCCAGGGGTGGGGCAATAAGAGCTACTACTACGAGTACGGCGCCTGGGAGTACGACAGCGGCGTCGGCGTGACCGGCCCGGACGGAGAACAAGGATGACAAACGCCAGCCAGGTCATCGCCCGGCAGATGACCCTCAGCGGGGAGACGCTGCTGCTCGCGCTGGAGCCGCTGAGCGACAGCGAGTTCTTCCGGGAGAACGTGAACGGCTTCTCAGCCGCCTGGGTCACCGGCCACCTGGCCTGCGTAGCTGACCTGTTCAGCTCGTGGTTCGACGGCGAGAAGCTGCTCAGCGGCCCGTTCCACCAGGTGTTCAACGACACCGCCGTCATCGCCGGCGGACCCCTCAGCAGGGCGGCCGGCGTCGACCGCGGTCTCTACCCGAAGGCAGACCTGCTGCTGTGGTTCCGCCAGGCGATGGTCAAGGCACTGCGGACGCTGGCGGAATTCGATCTCGCGCAGTGGGACGCTCCGGGTCCAGCCTGCGTGCCGGTGACGCTGACGGCGGCCGGCGCGGTATGGGAGCGCCTGGCCGTGCACGTCTACTGGCACTGCGGGGAACTGGCCGGGTCCATGCCGCGGTTCTTCGGCACCTATGCCCTGAACATCCTGCCGCATCACCTCTACGTACCGGACGAGGCATCATGACCCAGGTGAGCGAACCGGACCCGCCACCCTGCGACCCCGGGATGCCCTCCGTGCTGTCCCCGGTCCCGCACGACTACGAGCCAGCCGGGCAGGAGTACGGCAGCCTGGACGGGGGCGGGTCCTACGAGCGGATGCGCTGCCGGGCCTGCCACCGCATCGCCTTCGCCCCGCTACCCGACTGAGGAACCCCTGATGGAGAGCATCTTCGACGGCTGCTGCGGTCAGGGCGGCGCTGCCCGGGGTTACGTCAAGGCCGGGCACTACGTCGTCGGCGTGGACAGCAACCCGGCCTGCCGGGACGGCTACTTGCGCTCGGGAGCCGCGGAGTTCATCTGCGCCGACGTACTGGAGGTCATGGCCGACCGGGAGTTCATGCACCGGTTCACCTTCGGGCACTACAGCCCGCCCTGCCAGTTTGCATCCGGCATGAGCAATTGCCGGCCCGGCCTGCGGGAAACCTACTCCAACCTGATCACTCCGGGTAGACCACTATTGAACGCATTGTCAATCCCGTACGTGATAGAGAACGTCGGTGCCGCGCGGCCGTGGCTGGTGGCCCCAGTCACGATGTGCATGTGGATGTTCGGCCGCGAGACCTACCGGCACCGGCTGCTGGAGGCGGGCGGCGGCTTCTCCCAGCTGCCGCCGCCCGCGCCCGCTCTGCC